AAGACGATCCGCGAACGATTCCGGCCCTAATGTTTGCGGCGATGTCCTTGCCGTAGGACGTGTCGGGAACTGGGAACTCATACCGCAGACCCACCTCGTCCACGGTGAGTTTGAGCGTCTCGGGATAGCGGGCCAGCGGGAAGTTCGGGTCGTGGTTCCACAGTGCTCGCGTCTGGAGCGGTTTCTTGCGGCCACGACGCTCGGAGACGAGGCTGAAAGCACCAGGGTCAAGCCGCTCCACGAAGTCGCCAAGGTCGAGCGAAAGCACGCCAAACTTCGCCGCGTAGCCGACAACCCACTCGCGGGAATCGTCGCTGCCTTCCTCGCTGCGGCTCTCAATGCGGAGGAGCGGGAGCGTGCCTGCTTCTTCTTCGTAGATGCTGCGTCGTTCGATTGCCATGCTGCGGTTCTCCTCGTCTGCGGCGTTTATCTGTTCAACCAGTTTGCGACTCCATGCCCATCCGGCATCGCTGCCCCACAAGGCCCACGCAATTCTTCCGTTGCTCGGGAAGCCGTCCTCGCCGGGCGACCATCCTTTGCCCTGCTTGTCTACCTCGTGCCGGTCGAAATACGCCTTCATCCGGCGTGCTGTCTCGGGGCTGATCGTCGTGCCGTTGCTCAGGTCGCGTCCGCGAGCCACGCCGACTGCCGTGCCGCCTCGGCCGTACTCGCTTCGCCAATCAAGCCCCTTCTGTGCCTCACTCCGCACACCCGCCGGGGGCGTGAAGTCGATGTGGTCATACTTCGCCATCGGCCTTCTTCCTTACGGCTCGCACCCTCTGCTTGCTTGATATTTTTTCGTCAACTCTATCCACAGCATCGAAGTACGAGGACAAGCCATCAGTTCCGTCATCAATCAGCTTGACCTTGCGATAAGGAACGCGAACGCCGTCGATTTCTCTTTCTCCCTTTTCTACGATCTTGATTCGAGAAAGCGGCATCGACACAACCTCAGGCTGGCTGAATACGTCGGCGTAGACGGTTCTTGATCCAGCCGGGAGCTCCATTTCATACACCGCACCGCTGCCAGTGCGGTCAGCCTTCACCGCGTAGTTCAACGCCCTTTCTGGGGTGATGCCAGAGTGCCTTGCAATCGTGAACTGATACTCATCGCTATCGCTGATCTTTGCGTCAAAAGACGAATCTACGCCGAAGTAAACAGTTTTGCTTTCCTTGATTCTGAAGGAATCATCGCTCACGATGCGACGAAGATCGCTGGCCGCTTCGTCTGGCATTAGCCGCTTGAGGTAGTTGGTTCCGCTGCTAACGCTCATTGATTCGTAAGAGCTCAAGTCGCCTTCGGAGGCGATCTCGTGAAGCCTGACTCCAACCAATCCGCCTTTGCCAGCGGCAGGGTAATCATCTGCTGGCGCAAAGTTTGGTTGGGACGAAAACGTTCCTGCGTCAACCTGACCGCCACCATCTCCACTACCGCCTCCGTCGCTTCCGCTTCCTTCTCCAGCACACTTATTGCCAGGCTTGAAACCGCCGGCACCAGTTCCGCAATCTCGACGCCCCTTACGCTTGGGCTTGCCGTAGGCGCTCTCCTCGACCGGCGGCGGCTCGGGCAGCGGGTCGATCTTCGTGAGCGTCGCCACCTTGTGACCGACTTGCGTCTCGGTCGCCCGCCACCCGCCGGTCACCTCTTCGTAGACCGTGATGAGGGCGGCAGGGTCTTCCTCGCTCGCCTCGATCTTGAAGTCTGTGCCTGGAATGTCGAGCGTGCCGTAGTCCATGACGTGGTCGATCCGCCCGCGAGCGCGACCGCCCGACGAATCCCACGAGACGAAGTCGCCTTCCGACACGGTGCCAGGCTCAGCGCGGGCTTCGGAGGCTTGCTCGGGCTGCAAAACGGGAGCCGGTGCCGGTTCTGCCGGCGGTGCTGCCTCGCGCACTCCCGCGAGAATCGACGCAACCTGTGCGGCGGTAATGCTCGGGAACGACGCGGCGATCAGTGCCGCCGCCCCTTCCTTTGTCAGCAGCCCCGCCGGAATCTGCGTCAGGATGGCAATCAGTCCCGTGATCTGTGCCCCGTTGAGCGACACGTCGGCAACCTGTGGCTCCTCAGGCTCTCCCGGTGCAGCATCAGTCTGCGGTGGCTGATCAGTAGCCGCGGCGTCGAGGCCGCCCTCAACAGCCTGCCCGTCGATCCCGCTGCCCTTCTGCTGCTGTGCCAGCACGTCGGTCGCGGCTGGGTTCTCGCCAAGCGTTCCCATGTTGAGCGGGCGGTAGCGAACGTCGCCGCCTTCCACCGGGTCAAGGTTCTCGGTCGCTCGAATGTCGTTCGTGCTGACCACTCCGATGTCCCACATCGCCCGATAAAACGCTGAGCGGCTGGCAGCGTCGCCGCGAAGCAGGCCTCTCACGTCAAACTCAACGATGTACCGGTCATCGTCGCCGATGAGGTCGCGGGTGAACGCCGACTCAAATCGCCGCAGCCACGGCATGATGCAGTGCGTGACGAACGCGATGTCGGCCTCTGGAGTGTCGGGAGCAAGGCCGAGCCGCGAGCCGGGAATGCGAAACAGCCTCGCGATTTCCTCCAACTGGTAGCGGCGTAGTTCAATGAACTGGCTGTCAGTGTTGCTCGCCTGCGGAATGTCGTAGGGCTTGAGTCCGCCCGTGAGGACTGCCGTGTTGTGCGAGTTGCCGACGCCGCCGTGCCGCCGATCCCACTGAGATCGGAGTGCCTCGCGGGCCTCGGCGTTGAGTTGGCCCTCGGTCGAAAGAACAAACCCGGGGCGAGCACCGGCCGCAAAAAAGCGTGCCCCGTGTAACTCGCAAGCCCGGGCGAGTGCAATAGCGTCTTTGCATTCCTCAACAATCGAGAGCCCGTTCACGCCGTCATCGGACGGGCCGCGAATCTGCAGGATTTGCTCGTTGTTGTAGGTGGTCTCGGTGCCTTTTTCTTCGCGGTACTTGTAGCGGAGGTTGCCATTTTCAATCCGCTCGATCTTCATGCGGCTCGGATGGAGCGGGACAATCTGCCCCGCCTTGAGTTCGCTGAACGCATCGCCCCACAGGCCAACGTGCATCACGGCCTGCTCGCGCCACTCAAAACTCGTCTGCCAACCATTGGGCTGCGAGTGGAGTTGCTTGTAGAGCGGAAGTTCTTTGGCGATCCGCTTGCCGCCTCCCGCTGATCGCTCAAGCACATGAAGCGGCAGGCCAGCAACGGTTTCCGCGACCACTCGCAAGCACGAGAACACCGCCGCGACTTGGTGAGCGTTGCTTGAGTTAATCCGCACACCAGCCGAAGATTGGCTCGGCGAATCATCGTCCCACATTCGCTCCTCATTCGGGAGCCACAAGATTCGGTGCTGCTGGTTTGGGGCGATCATATAAAGAAGATTTCAGGCGTCTCGTTCGGCTTCTGCTCGCTGCCAATCCAACTCCCAATGCCTTGGCACAACGCCACAATGCCGTCGATCCGCTCCGTTGACTTTGCCTTGCTTGGGTAAATGTTTCCGAATCTGTCCTCGTGGACAGCCACATTCCCGGCGCACCACGACAGCACGGGATGGCCGTTGTGCCTGATCTTTGAGTTAGCGAGAAGGTTCTCCAGCGCGCGGGCAGGCGCGCTCATGGCGCGGCCGCCCTGTGGATAGCCTCTCACCTCAACCCCGTCCCCTTGCAGCATATTGGCAAGCATCTGGCCGTTGAACTTCAAGTCGACCGCCAGTTGCCGCACGCGGTACTGCTCGCAGATTTGCGAGATGTCGCGGTGTAGCACCGTGTAGTCGGTCACATTTCCATCCGTCACCTTGATGAATCCGTCCCGTATCCAGCCGAGGTAGTCCACCTTGTCGCGGGTTGTTCGCTCTGCGGCGTTCGCCTCTGGAATCCAGAAGAACGGCAGCACGTCAAGGCTTCCGTCCTCAGGGTCTGGGCAGACGAGCACCAGAGCCGACAAGTCGTAGGTGGTTGCAAGGTCAAGCCCCGCGTACACAGGCCGGTCGCCGAAGTCGCGGAGCGGCACGGCCCCCTGCTGCCACGTCTCTGGCGACAGCCAGCGAACATCGGAAGAGGTCCAGGTGTTGAGCCGGTATCGGAGGAAAGAGTTGAGCTTGGTCGGAGACTGCTCGGCCTCCTTCACATCAAGGGCAAAGTCGCCAGGCTTGATCGTCACGCCCCACGACGGGTTTGCCTGGGGCCACACGTCCGGGCTTTTCCAGTCGGCCTCCTCCTCCATCTCGTAGATGCAAGAGAAGAACGTGGGGTCGTGCTTCCAGTTCGCCGCCACCGCCTTCGCGTACTGGTACTGCTCGTAGCAGATTCCTTTTCGGTCGTAGCCCGCCGTCGTGATCGAGACGAGGAGCGGCTGCTCGCGGGCTGCACCGCCGTACCTGAGCGCGTCCCACAGCCTGCGGTCCTTTTGGGCGTGGAGTTCGTCAAAGAGCAGCCCGTGAATGTTCAAGCCTTCCGCACGGAACGCGTCGGCTGAAAGGACGCGGTAGAACGACGCCTCTTTGCGGTAGGCAATCGTGCGGCGGGAGTCGATGACTTCCAGCACGCGGGAAAGTTGCGGCGAAGCCCGCACCATGCTCGCGGCTTCACGATAGACCACCGAAGCCTGCTCGCGATCCGCAGCCGCCCCGTACACCTCGGCCCCGTTCTCGCCGTCCATGACCAGCAGATACAGCCCGATGCCCGCAAGCAGGGTCGATTTGCCCTGCTTCTTGGCCGTCGAGATGTACGCCACGCGGAAGCGGCGAGTGTCATCGTCTAGCCGCTTCCAGCCGAACAACTCGCCGATCATCACCGTCTGCCACTCAAGCAGCGTGAACGGCTTGCCCGCGTGCTTCCCCTTGCTGTGCCGCAGCCAGCCTTCAAAGAAGTTGACGGCGTGCTGCGCGGCCTCGGGGTCGAAGTAGTAGTCAAGCCCCTGACGAGCGGCGTCGCTTCGCAGCGTAGGCGGCAACCGGGTCTGTATCTTCGTTGCCATTCGTCGTGCTTACCTGTGACCGGCTGCTCGGGGTCATGCCGAACTCTTGTTCGATCCGCAGCATCGCAGCGTGGTGGCGGTGCATTTGCGTGGCCCACGGGGCCACCTGCGTGTATTTGATTCGGAGTTTCCCGTCAGTGCGGTTCGGGTCTGGCTCCCAGTGCGTGTATTCCTCGCCCGCGATCTTCACCTTCTCATAGCAAGCAAGGTACAAAACCGTCTCGATGCAGTACCTCGTCAGCGTCGGGATGTCTGCCTCGGTCAGCACTCGCATCCGCGACAGCGTCTGCACGGATTCCTTCCACACTTCGATGCACTTGCCATCCAGTGCCTTCGGCGGCGGAAAGTCCTGCTGAACGAGTGCCGGAGTTGGCTCGCTCGTCGGCAACGCGTCCTTCGACGGGTTGCCGCGAATGTATTTCAGGATCGACGGCTCGGGGGCGGGGCCGCGTTTGCCCATGATCAACCTGCCTTTCTTGCCCAGAACGCAGGGCGGTTGTTCCACAGTTTTGTCTTGATTTTTACGTAGCCAAGCCGCTTCATTTCGGCGTTGAATACTCGCTGTGTGGCCTTGCCGTCTAGCAACTTTCCGCCGACCTTGTATGTGTGAAAATGACCGATGGCTGTCGTGCCAAACGCGTTTGCAATCAGCATGAACCTCGGCCGCAAGTTTCGCACAACTTCATGAAGATGCTCAATAGGTGCATGGATGTGTTCGAAATACTCCGACGCAAAAACGAGCGTAGTGTTCCCGGCCGCATCGTTGACTGTTGGGACCATCTTGAAGTTGTAGTTCGACGCCATCTCGCAGGCCACGCGGTACTGGATCGACCCGCTGATGTTCGTCGCGACGAGTTCCGCATCTGGAAAGAGTTCGCGGAAACCAGCGGTCGTGTAGCCGCATCCGCAGCCGAGGTCAACGATCCGCGTAACGGGATACATGACGCCAGCAATCCCCGCAGGCGGGAGGTTTCGCGGTGCCGGGATCGCGTGCAGATACTTGCGGGAATAGATCATCCAGCACGCCCACAACTCTGCGAGGTAGAGCGGCGACCCGTAGACCCCATAGTCAGGCTCCCCGGCGTCTAGCGAGGCGTACCACCGCCGCATTAGGTGACCGGTTGTCAGGTCAGCGGAGTTAGCCTTGATGCCATCAATCGTGTGTGTGGCGAGTTCACCAATTCTGGCTGTATCCGCGACACCGATGCCAGACAGTTGCTCAAGAAAATGCTTGAGGCTTTCCTTCGGCTTTGCTGAGAGCACAGGCATTACGCGGCCTTTCTGTACTTCTCGCTGACGATCTTCGGAACTGCCACGCCCCACTGCACCATGTGGTGCAGGCGGCGGTGCGTAGTGCCCATCGTGATGATCTTCACACACGAAGGGGCGCAGATAATCGTGTAGAACGACTTCACATACGTCCCGAGGTCGAGGTAAATGTCAGTCAGGCCGCCCTCGTTCGTTTGCGTCTGGTGCTGCCAGAGCCTTAGTCGCGGGATCGTGACGAACAGACTTCCTCGACGGCCATCTTCGACGTACAGGTTCACGTCCTCGTTGATCCGGCCAAGGAACTTCACAGGGCGGTCGACTGAAAAGAAGAAACTGTTCATCACCTTGCGGGGCATCCATCCGTTTCGGGCGCGGCGAAGGAAACCTCCCTCGCCACCGCCGATGAAGTCGCCGCCTTGTGCAAAAGCTACCGACTTTGCTCCGGAAGTTTCAAGGAACTCAAGGCAGGCATCTATAACCGCATCTAGGCTGCGAGTCGCCGCGTTAGCGGAAACGTAGTTTTTCTCGTTGTCGAGCGACCACCCAAAGGAACTGTAGTCGTCGTCTAGTTGCCAGAAGTATTTCAGCCCCATCTGCTTCGCGACAACAAAGTTCCAGTTGCGTGCGAACACAACCGAGTTGCGCTTCCCGAAGTTGTCGCAACTGTCTGTGTAGTCGATGGCATCCTGCTTCTTGAACACCACTACCTCTTTGCCATAGGTGCGGCGGTACTCACTGAGTTGCGGATCCTCGTCATCGACAAACAGGCAGATGCGTCCGGTGTAACCACAGTTCCGCAACGCACGGTACGTCCGCACGTTCTCGGCTCGCCGGTTGGTCAGGATGAAAACCGCGAAGTCACTCCGCATCGTCGGCCCCCTTTTCCTCGGCGTAGGTTTCGCTTAGCCGCTCGGACAGCCTCGCGTACCCCATCTCGACAGCCCGGTTGAAGTCCACGATCACTAGAGCACTGTCCTCCATGAGACGCTGGCACTTGGCATCTGAATGGGCGTAGAAGTTCGCTACTTTTTCGAAGTTGAAAACGACGTGCCGATACGCAGCGGCGCGGAGGAACTTCTTGACCGCCTCG